CTTCATTATTTTTTTACCTTTTGTATTTAATGGCATTATCTTCTACCGTCCGGTTGATAGTCTATTCTAAATGTTCCTAGTTTCCAAAACTGACCTGTGCTAGTGTTTTCTACTTTTAAAGATATTTCTCTAGCTCTAGCTCTTGTATCTATTTTAGTTGAACTACTACTAATTGTAAACGGACCTAATGTAGAACTAGCTTTTGTTTGATTTGGAAAATCTTTTAAATTAAGTGTAACTCTTGCATTACCTGTCTGTGATAAAAAGTCTGGTATGACTCTTCTTATTTTCATCATAAACTCACCATCACCAGCTAAACCTTGTGCGCCAATATCAAAACTACCAGACTCTATGTTTGCTGTGATAGCAGTGGTTTGTCCTAACTTAACTTGATTTAAACCTGTTTCATGTTCATAGTATGTTGAAGCTCCATCAGTATTACCGTGAACATAATTAACATCTGTATCTGCTGTTTCTGCACTAGAGTCATACTCTGTTGCATGTGGTTTACCAAATATAGCAGAGTCTTCCCACGCTGTTCTTGCAAGTGTACCTGTAGTCCATACTGGTCGCTCGTTGCTTGAGTCTAGATAATTGTATGCTACCATTCTATTTACAACTCCTGAACCTGAGTTTGGATAAAACCATATTACTTCACCAAACAAATTATTTAATCCAGCATTAATATGTTGTTTAGGTGTTGTATTAATATCATCAAATACATGATCCTCAACTAAACATGGTAATGATTCTAGTTTACCTGTGTATCTAAAGAAACCATTTTCTGACATCCAATAAGCTGTACCATCAACTTCAACAGCTGCGTTCTGTCCAATCAATCCACAGTTTGTACCAACCTGTTGGAATGAGAATGTAAATGGTGGACCAACAAAACGCATAATAAATAATGCAGTATCAGTCCAAATATAAATTGCATCACGACCTCTAATTGCTCCAACAAGTTTAGATCCATCTGCAAGTCTTTGTGTACCAGCAGTGTTGGTTGCTGAAGGTGTATAAGTATTAATATCTTCTTGAGAAGAGAATCTTATAAACATCGGATCTTGTGTAGATTTAGTTCCAATAGTTGTTTCTGTTCCAAAAAATATTAAGTGACGGTCTGGTGTAGATACTAAACTAAATGCAGAAGCTGTTGGTGCTCCTGTTATAATAGTTGCTCTAGTATTGTTTGCTCCTGTAGGATTAGAATCCCATTCAAAACTTTCACCGCCATTTATTGTTGCAATAAGTTTATTACCTAAATTATCTAATGACCATAAACCTGGTGCAGTTACAATATCTCCTGATGCTGCAGCGTTCCATGCAAAAAAGTTTGATGCATCTGTTACGGTTGCACCTGATGAGTGTGTTGCCGCTGTTGTACCTGAAGCACCTCTAGTTAAACCAGATAGAGTTCCACTATTATTATTACCTGTATAAGTAATTAATTCATTATCTATCAACACTGTACCTGACGATGGAAATGAAGATGAACTGGCCATTGTTAAACTTGTTACACTTGCATTTATTGATGATGATAATGTGGATGTAAATTGTCCTGCTTGTTGTCCGCCCCATGATCCAAGAGACCAACCTGTAGATGCAACCTCAACCGCAGGTCCAACAGGATAGTAATGTTGAACTCTAATCCCACCTGATGTTGTTGCACCTGATCCAGATTCGTTAGACTCCATTTCTATCGTAAGAGTAGTGCTAGTTGGTATAGATGTTACCATAAATTTTTTATCGGTAAAATCACCAGATACAAAATCAGAACCAGTAATAGCTGTAAAAGTATCTAATAATATTATATCAAATTTATTTATGTTGTGATCTGATGAAAACGTAAGTGTTACAGTTTTTGATCCATTAGTTGTACTAAAAGCGTTTGATAGAGATGTCGTTGCTTTAATAGGATGTATGTCATAAAAAATACCACCAGAGTATGCATATAAAATTCTGTTTGTTCCTAAGATAGCATACTTGATACCTGATGTATTTACAAAGTGATGAATAGCTGTTGCTCTACCTGTTATCTGAACAGAGCCTAATTGTGACCAACCACCAATTTTTTCAGGTGTACCATATCTAAAACGAACATTGTCTCCATCAACCCATTGGCTTTCACCACCTGTTGATGTAACTTGTTTGTTAAATCCTGGTGCAAATTTTACTTTCTGCAACATAACAAATTACCTATGGTTTAGTAGGCCACGTGACATTATCACATTTTTCAACAGTGTCTTTACCTTCAGGCAAGTCTCTTAACTCCTGCCTGTATGTTTTCATGTCCTCAGACATGGTAACATCAGATAAAGCATAAAAATCAGTCTCAGCTAATAATTGATTTCTTCTAGCTCTAAGTCTGTCTTGTGCTCTTCCTAAAGCACCATCTGCCCATGCTTGTTCTTCAGCATCTCTAGCAGCCTCTTCTGCAGCTGTGAACTGCACTATATTACCGTTTATGTTGTGATATCTTGGCATACTTTTTTCCTTTGTTTTTATGTATCATGATTAATTAATTCCGTAAAGACAAATATCTCCAGCGTCTATATTACCGCCTGACCTTGTAAAAAATTTTATGTCATTTATTGCAGAAGTTGTATTTACATAACCAGCAGCAAATAAACTTACAGCGGCTGGTGCTACAGTTGCATGATCATAAGATAAAGAACTAATAAAATGTTTTACAAATGTTGTATCTGATGGGTTAAATAGATGTAAAAATCCACCAGCATTATTATCAGCACTATTTCCCTGATTTTGTGTTAATTGTACTATTCCTGTTCCTTGTGCTTGATCTGAACCTGTATTATAAACAACTTGTCCACTACCTCCATTTTCTTGATGATAAGGTGTAAATGCAGTTGATGTTACTGTTTCATTATATCCACTTTCGCTAGCTGCGTTTGCTTGCCAACCAAAATCATCGCTATCAGCTGCCATGTGAATATTTTTAAAAGTAAATAAATATTCTTTGTAAGTATTATCTAAAACAACATCACTACTACCATCCACAAAAGATAAACTTGCAGAGCTAGAAGCTGTTAACTTTTTTATAAATGTTATCGCACCACTACTAAGACTACCAAATGCAGTTACTGATCTGACTCCTCTATTATTTAATTTGACTATGCTCATTAACTATCCTTTAGTCCATATAGTTTTATTGTGCCTGAATCAATATTGCCTGATGACATTTTAAATTGAACTGCGTCAATTGCTGATGTAGTATTTCCGTAACCAGCAATACGAACATTAGAAGTGTAAATGTTTGAGTGCGAATGATTTACATTTGCCATAAAATGTTTAACAAAAGTCGTAGATGATGGATTAAATATAAACATTGAACCTGATAAAGAACTATCTGCATCATCAGATTTAAGTTCTAAACCTAATTTTTGAAAATTAGTTGACTGTGCTAAATCATTAGAAGTATCATAACCAAGTGTAGCACCACTTCCATTTTCATCAACATAAGCGTAAAAAAACGTAGATGTTTTTGTTACATTATAATTTGAACCAGTATCTGCACTAAAATTAAAAGAAAAAAATTCTAAATTTGTTTGTCCATGAATATTAATAAACTTAAACATATAAACTGGATATGTATTATCTAAAACTACATCTGAACTACCATCTACAAAAGACAATGTAGAACTAGAACTAGCGGTCAAAGTTTTAATATGTGTCATAGCACCAGCAGGAAAACTAGCAGCACTTGTCACACTACTTAAACTATTATTATTATATTTAACTAACGCCATATAATTTTATTACTCCACTATCTATGGTGCCAGATGCAAAAGAAAATTGAACTCCATCAATAGCACTTGTTGTATTACAATAACCAGCACAAAAAACATCATTACAGGCTTCATTATGTGTTGGACCTATAATTCTTGACATAAAATGTTTTATAAAAGTTGTAGAGCTAGGATCAAATAAATGTAATGTTCCTGATATATTTTCATCATTAGCATTACCAACATTTCCACTAATAATTTGAACTCCTGTGCTTTGTGCTAAATCATTTCCAGATTGATATTCTAAAGCAGTTGCACTATCATCTTCCAAATGCTCTGCTTGAAACCATGTTGTAGTTTTAACTGCATCATAAGCTGTGCTTCCATCTCTAAAATTTACATTAAATCTAACTTGATCATTTGATGGATGAATATTAAAAAATTTAAATATGTATTCTTTATAAGTAGAGTCTATTCCTGAAGTAAAATCTATTGTAGATGAACTTGATGCAGTTTGAGTGGAGATAAGAACTAACGATCCACCACCGACACCACTGGGTAGACTATCTGATCTTACTTTATCACAATGATCTTTAAATGTTGATGTGCCGTTCTTTTGGTCTTTATAAATCATTTCAAGTTGTGATTCCCATGTTCCATATTGAGATCTTCTAGCTGCTTCTATGTCACCATTTCTCTCAGCTGCATTACCTGCAGTTTCATATGATGCTAATTGTTCATCAGTTGGTTTTGCAATATCATAAGTCCAAGATTTAATATAATCTCCAGAACCATCATTTTGTAAAGATACTTTTGTAAGATCCCAAGTTTTAGAATTTGCTTCTAAGTATAATTTAATTTTTGTTGTAAATTTTGCCATATTATATTCCTATGAAGTTGATATTAAAAATCCTCCAAAATTTGTCATACCAGATACATACTCAATTTTAGCTTGTGACACACCATAACCAGCTGGATAATCTAAATAAGCATAAAGTTCTACATAATCAGAACTACCATTTAAACTAACTGCACCACAAACAGCTCCAGAACTATCTTCTGATGGAAAACCTGTTTTTCTATCTTGATAATTTCTATGAACTAATGAGCCATTTTTATATATAGCAATATTTGTATAAACTATTGCTGTGTTACCACCATCATCAAAACCACATCTACCATAAATAAAATATTTACCAGCTACTTGTGGTGTAAATCTATAATTACTAGAGTTATCATAAGCACTATTTGTGTCAAAAAGTTCAGTATCACATTGTACTTTTGTATAAGTTGCATCACTTATATTTTGTTGAGCACTTAATGAGGCTTCAAAAGCTGGAACATTGGTTTCTCCAACGCCAGCTGTAAAGTTTGCTTTAGTCATTTTTCTTAAAGCTGAAGCCGAAGCATCATGAATTAAAATAGTATCACCATCTGCTACCGATGTTTCTGCTGTTTGTCCTGTAATTGCAGTTGCATTTAATTTAGCAGATGTAATTGAAGAATCACTTGGTGTGCCTACGTTTAAAGTATCACCGAGCAAAATTATAAAGTCAATAACATCGCCCGTTGCTAGATTCGAGGCAAACGTAATTGTGGACCCTGATATAGTAAAGGATGATCCTGGTTTTTGTAGGATACCATTTAGACTGACCAACATGTGATTAGCGTTTTCTGGCTCCACATTAGCAGATCCAACTTGCATAGTATATGCTGCCTGTCCGTTTACTACGGATATAGCATCACAAACTTGAAAGTTTCCGACTACTGGTTGTTTTCCTATGTATGCCATATTATCTCCTTTTATACTTTTTTACCTTGCATTACAAGGTATTCCTGATGAATTTACAAATGGGTTTTCTGCGAAAGCCAGGTAGATGTATTCGCCACCACTTTCATTTTCTGAACCATTAGCATTATAATTTTTAAAACCATTTGATAAAATATCTATTCTATTATCTGTAGCTTCAACGGCAGTTGAATTTGGTAAAAGAGTGTTATTATCAGCATTATACCCTAATCTTTTAGAATCTATCAATACCCAATCATGACCTGATGCGTTAGTTCTTTTAATTAAAACCCAAGCTGGACGAAATCCAGTGTAAACAAACGTACCATCTGATGAACTTCCGTTACCTGTGTAACTTCCAAATTTTGAGTAGCCTTTTTTTTCTGCAAAACAGTAAGCTATAAAATTAGAACCATTATCATTTGTCATTACTGCATTTCCAACAGAAAAAACACTAGATGTTGATTCAGTATCATTAAAAACTGCTGAACTACTTGCTTCACCGTCAGTTGTTTCTAAATGCAAATTTTTATTTGCACCTAAATTTCTATTATACATAGCCCATTGACCTGTTGTGCTTCGATTTTTTGTTATAACTATTTGAGGTATAGCACCTAACCCATGACCAATTGTTTTTGCAGTTTCATTTCCTGTATAAGACACAATACTAAACCCTGCTGTTGTATTCGCAGAAACAGTTGATGTTGCACTTCCATCTGTGTTTGATGATGCAGAGCCACCAGCTTTCCAACCCCAAGCAACATGAGTACTACCAGAGTGATTATTTAATAATGATCTAATAGATGATGTTCCATGATTACCCTCAGTTAAAACAAAACCATCACTTGTCACTGAACTTATATAACCAAGTGCTGTTGAATTATTTGTAGAATTTCCTTCTTCAAAATTATCACTTGGAACAATTTCTTTACCAGCACCAAAAGTTCTTACAGAATCATAAATTTGTCCATAATCTGCACTATTTCTTTTTTTTGACCAAATCCAATCAGGTTGCATATCTTCTGAACCATCAAAAGTTATTGTTCTTGGAGAATTTGAATCACCTGACCAAAGAACAGTTTGAAAATAAAGTTCTGGGTTATCTATAGTTGTATAAGCCACTATCCAAACTCCGCTAGGTTTTTTGAGCATAATGCAAAATATCCTGATGGCACTGCATATTCAAAATTACCATGACCATTAGCATCACTATTTCCTGATGAGATTGAATAAGGTGGAGATCCATAGTTTGCTTGAGCATGACCATTATTTCTACAACATAAATGAAGATTATATGTACCGCCAGTTGTTATCAAAGATAAATTCTGTGCTCCTGTTCCTGTTGAACCACTTGTGGGATCTCCTGAATTTTCGTATGTTCCATTTCTACCCCAATATACTTTACCATTGTCAACATCTAAAGCTATTTGAACAATATCATCATCACTCATGGCTGTATATGTTGCTATACCTGAACCATTATTGTTTATTGTTCCAGCGGCATAATAGTTGAGTCCAAATGCTCCAGTTTGTGATAAATCACTTGCACGATTTTGAAAATCACTTAAATCTGAATTTGTTACGCCAACCATGATTCCATTTTGAGAGGTTCCAGATTCTAGTATTTTGTACTCTGCATACCATTTTCCAGTTGTAACACCAATCGTATTTGTGCAACCTATCCATGTTCCTGATGAATTAGGTCCTAATACTAAATTACCCTGCTTAAAATCTGATGAACTTGTATTTGTATTTGTTGCTAGAGGATTTAATGTTGCAAAATTATTTGTGCAAGTATCAGTAGATTGATCTACACTTGTTAAATTTAATCCTGATACATCTTTAGGTTTCCAAATGTTAGGACTATCTTCATCAAACTCTCCAAATGATGTTGGGTCTAATGCAGTTCCATCTATTAAAACTACTTCTGCCATGTAACCATCAAAATAATTACTACCCCCAAAAACAGCTCGACCAAGTTGATGTGTATTTGTATTATTAATGTTATAGTCTGTATTTTGTGATGGATAAGTGGTTGCCGCTAAATCAGTTACTTGTGAGCCATTTACATATAATTTTACTCTATTAGATGCTGTTCCTTGTGTTGTGTCAAACGCAACAACTATATGATACCAAGCAGATACATCACGAAATACTTGAGTGGTTTTTACATTTACAGTAAGACTTGATCCATTATAAACAAAAAATTGTAAATTGTCTGTGCCACTTTCAAATTGAAATCCAAGACTATTATTTGATGCAGTACCAGCTTCAAATATAGAATTTGCACCAAAAGTTCCACGCTTAACCCAACCACTCCAAGTCCAAGTTTTTCTATTTCCAGCACTACTAGGTGTTATATTTAGATAATCACTACTACCATCATCAAACCTACATGAGTTAGCAACATCATAAGCAAAAGTTGGAGTGCTTGGTGCTGGATATAAAAAACTATTTATTGGCATTAACTCTCTAATACTGGAAATTCTGCTAGTGGTCTTTCAATTACAGGGTTTTCTTCTGTTCCTGTATTTACATATTCATAAAGTGTTTTTAATTCATCAACATTATTACAAGCGTCTATTTGAGTTTCCATCTCATTTGATTTTGCTCTTACATCTGCTCTAAAAGTTGTAATATGCAACCTCTGTTGCTTTTACTACATACCAATCAGTAGGTGCTAATAATCCTGATGCTTGTTGTTTTACAATTCTTTTCTTTTCTGTTTTTAAACCATAATTAATTATTTGTTTTCCATCATCATCTAATACAGGATCACCATTTTCATCTACTGCGTTTTCATCTTCTAATCTTTTTGATGTAGCAGTTCCCCATGATCTTACTACTTGATTATCTGTAAAAGTATATTCTTCATTTGTATTATTATAGTATGCTTCATCTTTAAAATTTGACGAATCAGTTATTACTTCATAGATACCTATAGCTTCTTTCTCATCCTTAGTCCATTTGTAAAAGATATCTTGTGGGTATTGAATATCATTTAATATAAACCCTTTAGGATTACTAAATATTTTTGTGATAAATCCTGATTCTACTAATGCGTGCATAATTCTCCTATGATAATGTTAATGCTTGATTTCTACCAACTTCAATCCACTTAGATCCATTATATCTAAATACAAA